AGATATTTTTAAAATGATAACAACAAAACTAAATGAAGGTTTTCCAGGTGGTATAGGTGTAGGATTAGATTTACCAGGAGGATATATTAACGGAGCTCCAACAGGTTCGGTAAAAGAAAGTAATAATACAAAACCTTCTTACGAAATGAGACCTGAACCACATCCTACAAGACATGAAAGAGAACACCCATCTAATGAACCGGATTGGCATAAAAAGAATGACCCATATGACCCAATTTCGGAGTTATTAGGAAGAGAAGCAGCAAATGCTATGTTTGAAGATTTTGTTAAACAATATTTTGGTGAAGCGGGAAACAAAGCTTTAGATGTTGATATTAGTTATACAGATAGTAAAGGTCAACCAAAGAAAATTAAAGCAAGAGATGCGTTAAGATTACCAAAAGACCATCCAGCACACATACAGGCAGCAAAAATAGCAGGACCAGATGATGCACCTGCTAATGAACCAAAGAAAAAAGAACAACCTGGAAAAGCAGCTCAAAAAGCAGCTCAACCGGCTCAACCTGGCCAACCAACTAAAAAAGGACAAACTGCACAAGGTAAAACTGATAAAGAAAAACCTGCAGGAGGACCTGGTGCAAAAGAAAAAGAACAAGGGCCCCCACCTGAACAAAAATTAAGTGGTGCAGAATTAAAATCATCTGCAGAAAAACCACCACTAGACCCAAAAGAAAAAGAAGTAAAAAAACAATTGGATAAAGAAGTTGCTAAATTATCAAAAGATGACCAAGCAACCGCAAAGGAAATGAATGACCCAAATTCCGAAAGTAGAAAATCAACTGCTAAAAATATTGGTGATTGGTTTAAGAAAAAAGGAAAAGGATTGTGGGATGGTGCAAAACATTGGGCACATGAAAAGAAAGAAATGGTTACCGGAAGTGTTGATAGTGTGAAATCTATTATTAATACAGGCAAATTGGGTTCGGTAAAAAATAAAGAAACAGGCAAATACGAATATAACAAAGAAGAACATCACAAACAAAAACATGCATTAAAACATTTAGCAAAAGATGTTGCATTATTGGGTGCATCTATGATAGGTGCTGCAGCAGTTGGTGGTGCAATTGGTGGTGGTATAGCAGCCGCAAAAGCAGCCGGTGCATCACATGTGGCAGGACATGTTGCAGCACATGGTGCAACTCAGGCAGCTTCACATGGTATCGGCCAAGCAATTGCACATGGTGCGGCGCATGGTGTTGCAGGATTGGCACATCATGGTGCTTCGGGTTTTGCTGCACATCTTGGTAAAGATTTAGTAAAACATTCATTTTTTGAAACAATGGGATTGGGTGGAACCCATGCAGCAGGAGCTACGGCGGCAGTTGGTGTTATAGGACATTTAATGGAAGGAGAAGGAGACGAAGGTAATGCAAAATTTGTAGATAATATTGTATCTAAAACTTTAGAAAAAATGTCTACATATCAAATGTCTAATCAACAAATGTTAGATTCTATTCAAAGATATAATAAGCAACAACCTAAAAAAGATTTAGAAGCTTTATTAAAAGAAAACATTTCAGAATCAAAAAAAAACTCAATTAATCATTTTGTAGAATTTGCAACAAAAAGATTAAAGTTAAAAGAACAACCAAAAGTAAATTTATTATCAGGTAGAGAATATTCAGAAGCAAAAACTTCTTTAGGTGGATACAATCCAATAACAAAAGAAATATTTGTTGTAATGGATGGTAGATTAACTGCCGATATTTGTAGAACTATTGCACATGAAATGGTGCATAGAAAACAAGATGAACTGGGTTTAGTAAGAAATGAAGTAAAAGATGGTGCAGATGGTTCTCCGATAGAAAATCAAGCACATGCGGTAGCGGGAATTTTAATGAGAGAATATGGTAGAATCAATAAACAAATTTACAATGAAGCTACCGATACTGGAAATCATGGAACCGATGGTATTCATAATAATCACAATATAAGTTGGAAAGAATATGATAATCCTGCAAAAGGTTATGTTGATATGTTGGATGGTTGGGAAGTAAAAGGCCATTTAAGTGATGAATTACCTGAAGAAATATTAAAAGCAAAATTACCTGTAAATACACATATTGACCCAAAAAGAGTAAAAGGAACAAATCATTTAAAAGAAGATATTAATGTAAAAGTTGATAAAGGTGATACTGTCTTAATGGGAAAATTTAAGAACAAAAAAGTTGTTGTCAAAGATTTTGGAAAAGATGACCACGGAATGCCAACAATAAATGGTAAAGTAGCAACTACTTTTAGAATGGGGAATAAAGGACAAAATGTTTTTAACAAAGATGAAAATGTAAATGAAATGGGTAGTAATGATATTCATTTTAAAAATATTGTTAAATACTATGATAAAGGTGGCCCTAATATTAAAAAACAAGTTTCATTGGTAATTGCAGGAAATAAATATGCACATAGAGATAGAATTGTTGGTGATTTAAGAAATATGGGATATGATGAAATTAGAGGATTAGAAAAAAAATTAGGTATAGAAGATTTATTTGAAAAAAAAAATCTTAAAGAAGTAAGTAATAATACTCAAGGAGATGCAGAAGCAGATGGTGGTTATGTTCCAAAAGGTAAAAAAAGAGTATTAGACGGACAAGATGGTGTAAATAAATCAGAAGAATGGTTCACAAATGGTGGATATACACAAACAGATTTCCCAAAAGCAGATGCTATATTTGGAGATGATGAAGGAGAAGAAAGAACTATTAAACATTCTATTAAAAATCTTCCTGATATTAAATATGTAGAAACCGACTTTCTTAAAGAAGGTTTATTATTAGAAGGTGGAGCATATGGACATATGTCACATCCGTTTGATGATATGGATTTAACTTTTGGTGATTTGAAAGATATTATCACAAAAGCACTTAATGGTGATTTGGGAGTAGTTAGAGAAAAAACCGATGGTCAAGCATTGGCAATCAGTTGGAAAAATGGTAGATTAATTGCAGCTCGTAATAAATCTCATTTACAAAATGCAGGAGCAGGAGCAATGGGTATCGAAGATGTTGCATCAAAGTTTGCCGGTAGAGGTGGTTTAACCGACGCATATAATTTTGCAATGAAAGATTTATCTGCGGCAATTAGTTCATTATCGGAAGCACAAAGAAAAAAAATATTTAACGAAGGTAAGTGTTTTATGAATTTGGAAGTAATATGGCCTACATCGGTTAATGTTATTCCTTATGGACAAGCATTATTGGTTTTCCATAATACAGTTTGTTATGATGAAAAAGGAACGGCAACTGGAGCTGATAGTGGTGCAGCAGGAACTTTGGCAGGAATGATTAAACAAGTAAACGCAGATGTTCAATCAAAATATACAATTCAAGGACCTCCAATAACATCAATACCAAAATCGGATGATTTAAGTGCAAAGCAAGGTAAATATTTATCAAAACTTAAAAAATTACAATCAGAATTTGGATTGAGTGATTCTGACAATGTTGCAGATTATCATCAAAGTTGGTGGGATTGGTGGATTACATCCAATGCACCTGTTAAAATTGATAAACTTACAAAAGAATCATTGATTAGGAGATGGGCATTTGGTGATAAAGGGTTTAGATTAAATACAATATCAAATCCAAAATTACAAGAATGGGCAATTCAAAATGATAAAGTAAATGTTGCAAAACAACAAAAAGACAATATCAAACCATTTGAAGAAATATTTTTAGGTGTAGGTGCAGATGTTTTAGAATTTGTTGGTAGTGTATTAACTGTTCATCCTGAAAAAGCAATTAGAGCAATGAAACAAAAATTTGTATCGGTTGCAAATCAAGTTAGAAGTGGTGGTGACCCATCTAAAATATCTAAATTAAAACAAGAATTATCAAGATTAAATCAATTGGGTGGAATAGATAAAATTGTTGCAAGTGAAGGATTAGTATTTTTTTATGGTGGGAAAACATATAAGTTAACAGGTACGTTTGCACCACTAAATCAGATACTTGGCATTTTTTACTCTTAATTTGATATATATTATAATAATAAACAGTTACAAAAAGAAAGATTAGTATGGCAAAAAGAAAAAGTTTTGATGAGAAAAGTAAAGGGATGCACAAATCTCGTAAACTCATCATTGACACAGTTTTTGGAAGAGAAGATAATACACAAAGAGTGTTTGGTTATGATGGTGAAGTAAAAGAAAAAAGAGAAGTTGGAGATAGGTGGACTGATAAAGATGGTAAAGAGTGGGAACAACAGGAAGGATTTGTTTCATCAGTTACTCAAATGGATGATGTGCGAGAATTTTTACAAAAAATGAACACATGCCAAGGAGTGGATTGTAAAACCGATAAGTATAGTTATCCAGATAAAAAATTAATTCGTAAAACCGGATTGTGTATACTTTGTTTGGCTAAACAGGAAAGAAAACTTCAAGAAGATGGCACATATCCATTTTATGAAGATTATAAAATAACTCTTAATAAATTAGGATTTGTTAGAGATACAAAAGCACAATATGAAGAAGCTTTGTTAGGAATTAAACAACAAATAGAACAAGTTACGGAAGATGGTAGAGTTGAAAAATGGACATGGGATGTTGATATTGAAAAGGTAAAAGCGGATTTAAAAAAAGATATTGATGGTGCTTACGATGCTATTGAAGCATTGGTAGAACGTAAGTTAGCATTAGAAAATAAGTTACGAGAATTAAATCATCCAGAATTGATAAAAAATTAATTATGAAAAAATTATTAAATTTAAAAAACATTGCATTATTAGTATTAATTGCAATTGTTGTATTCCAACAATGTGGTGGAAACAAAAAAGGAACGGGAGAAATTGTAAAAATTGATGGTAAAAAATATGAACTTATTAAACATGAAATTGATACAATTGAAGTAGTTAAAACAAAAACAGTAACTAAAAAAGGTGCTGATATTGTGCATGAAGTAATTTTACATGATACAGCAATTAAATTAATTGATGTAGATACGGTTGCATTGTTGCATGATTATTTAGCAAAATATGTTTACAAAGATACATTACATTTACCTGATAGTTTGGGTGAAGTTTCTCTTATAGACACAATTACAAAAAATAAAATTTTAGGTAGAACTTTTAATGCTAAAGTAAAACAAAGAGAAATTAAAGAAACTCTTATTGTTAAAGAATTACCTAAAACTCAAGTATACTACGGATTTACAGGTGGTTTTAATAAAGTAGATGTAGTTTCAAATATTGGAGCTGGAATATTAATTAAAACTAAAAAAGATAAAATATATCAATTAGGTTTAGGAGTTTCTAATAAAGTTGGAACAGATGGAACTAGTGGTGTATTATCTCCATTTATTGGAGGTGGTGTATATTGGAAGATTAAATTCAAAAAATAATGGGAGTTCAAGGGCAACCTAAGAAATCATTAAAAGAGATAATAGCTGAAGAATATCGTAAATGTGCGTTAGACCCCATTTACTTTATGAAAAAGTATTGTGTTATTCAACACCCGGTGAGAGGAAAAATACCCTTTCACCTTTATCCTTTCCAGGAGGATTGTTTAACAGACTTTAAAGACAATCGTTTTAACATTATTCTTAAATCTCGTCAGTTGGGGTTATCAACCTTATCTGCAGGGTTTATTTTATGAAAGATGTTATTCAACCAAGACTTTAATGCATTGGTAATCGCAACTAAAGTGACCGTAGCTAAGAATCTGGTAGAGAAAGTAAGAGTTATGCACGACTTACTTCCTATTTGGTTAAGAGATGGTGGTAGTTCATCGGTTGAAGATAATAAACTTTCTCTTAAATTAAAAAATGGTTCACAAGTAAAAGCAATCGCAAGTTCTCCAGACGCAGGTCGTTCGGAAGCATTGTCATTGTTAGTTGTGGATGAGGCGGCATTCATTAGAGATATTGATGAAATTTGGTTATCGGCACAATCAACTCTATCAACGGGTGGTTCTGCAATTGTATTATCCACTCCAAATGGTATTGGTAATTGGTTCCATAAAATGTGGGTAGATGGTGAAAGTGGAACAAATGGTTTCAATTGTATCAATTTACATTGGACTGTACACCCTGAAAGAAATCAATCATGGAGAGATGAACAAACTAGAATTTTAGGAGTTAAGGGAGCTGCACAGGAATGTGATTGTGATTTTGTTGGTTCTGGTGATACGGTAATTGAACCAGCATTACTGACGTGGTATAAGGATACCTATGTTATGGAACCAATTGAAAAAGCAGGTTTTGACGGAAACTATTGGAAATGGGAACATCCAAATTATAATAGAGCATATATGGTAGTTGCCGATGTCGCTAGAGGTGACGGAGCCGATTATTCTACATTTCAAATTATTGATATTGAAGATAGTTCACAAGTAGCTGAGTATAGAGGTAAAATTGATACAAGAGATTTTGGATATTTTCTAACAGCAGTTGCAACTGAATGGAATAATGCACTTTTAGTGGTGGAAAATTCAAATGTAGGTTGGGCATGTATCCAGGCCGTTATTGATAGAGGATATGGAAACTTATTCTATATGAGTAATGACTTAAAATACATAGATGTTGAAAAACAAATGTCTAACAAATATTATAGAGATGAAAAACAAATGGTAGCAGGATTCTCTACTACAACAAAAACTAGACCACTTATCATTTCAGCATTGGATACCTATATGACAAGTAAAGATATTTTAATTCGTTCTAATAGATTAATAGACGAATTGTTTACATTCATTTGGAGTGCTGGTAGAGCAGAAGCTATGAAAGGATATAATGATGAC